TACAACTAGAGGAGCAATCGGAGATATCGATGGTATTGTAGTTCCTGCTGGTACTACAACTATTTACGATCAAGTGCTTGGTAAAAATGCTAAAAGACCTTTCTTACACGTACGTTTTAGAAAGAGTGAAGCTGAAGACAGAAAGTACAAGACTTGGGTAGTTGGTTCTGCTGGTGGAGCTGGAATGAGTAGCGACCTAGACGCAATGCAAGTTCACTTCTTAAGTGAAAGAGCACTTTGTGTTATGGGAGCGAATAACTTCGTTATCATGAAGTAATTTGTATTAAGGGGGGAATATAACTTCCCCCTTTTTTTTAATTTAATAAAATTTAAATATAATGCCTACAACGAAAACAGCACGAACTAGTGCGAAAAAAAAAGACTCTTGGGTGGTCAAAGAAAGACGTTACATATTAAAAGGTAACGCTAGCCCAATATCATATTTACTTAGATCCTCGCATCATCCTAACAAACCTTTACAGTATTTTGATGGAGAAAATTATCGTCCCTTACGATATGCTTCTAATTCAACTACACCTTTTATGGATGAGCAAGATGGATATGTAATATCACAAGCTATAGAGTTTGAAAATGGAGAGCTTGTTGTTCCTGCAGCGAATGTGAACTTACAAAAGTTTTTGAGCAATCTTCATCCTGATAGAGATATAGTTTATGAAGAGTGGGATCCAAACAGAGATGCCCAGGAAGAATTACAAGCAGAAGAATATTCTTTAGATGCTCAACTAGCAGCTAGAGATATGCCTATAGAGGAGTTAGAAGCAATCGGTAGAATAATTTTTAGATCTGATGTAAATAAAATGACATCTTCAGAACTAAAAAGAGATATGCTTTTGTTTGCAAGAGATAATCCAAAAGAGTTTATTGATTATGCAAATGATCCAGATATAAAGCTCAGAAACTTAGCTATACGCTCTATAGATTCAGGAGTGTTAGCTATCAAAGATGATAATAGAACTGTCGTTTGGAACGACAAAACTCAACAAACTGTTCTTACAGTTAAGTTTGGTGAAAATCCTATGGCAGAATTATCGGCATATTTTAAGACAGACGAGGGGATGGATCTGATGGAAGCTATAGTTAAGAAACTATAAATACTTTCTCTTTCTTTGCAAGCCCCTCACAAGAGGGGTTTCTTTTTTTCGTAAATTTGTTAAAAATTGAGTAATGATAAACAGCGTAAGAAATACCGTTCTATCAATTATCGATAAAGATAATAGCGGTTTTATATCGCCTCTAGAATTCAATCTTTATGCAAAAGCTGCACAATTAGAAATTTATCAAGAATATTTTGATAATCACAGGAAAGCAGTATTAGCTAAAAACCAAAGAAGAGGATCAAAGGGTGTGTTTGATGAGATAAAAGATATCAAACATAAGCTAGATATTTTTACAGTAAAAAATAATTCATTATCGCTTGTTGGTGGTACAACTAATCGGTATACATTACCAACTAATCTTTATATGATAGATACAGTTCTATGTGGTAATGATATAGCTGAAGAAGTTGACAAAACAGAATTTTATTATTTAAGTCAAGCAAATTTAGCTTCTCCCTCTGACAAGTATAAAATATACACTAGATTTGCAAACGAACTAGAAGTTTCACCAGTTCTTACTTCTGGAACATATCTGTGTTTAATTTACTATAGAACACCAGCTGATCCAAAATGGACGTATCTGACTACTGCTGCAGGTGATCCTATTTACAATTCTAGTGCAACAGATCATCAAGATTTTGAGCTTCATCCAGAAGAAGAAACACAATTGATTGTTAAAATATTAAGATATGCTGGTGTTAGTATAAGGGCAGAAGATGTTGTAAATACTGCAGAAAGCCAAGATGTCAAAGAATTTGAAAAGGAAAACTTAACATAATTTTATGAGCACTTCACAACAGTATTATACAGATACATCGAAACATGGTCAATATCAGTTTGTAAACTTGTCTGATATTATAAACAATTTTATGCTCATGTATGTTGGTGATGAAAAAATAATAAATGATATTCCTAGATATCAAGTTATTCATCATGCAAAGAGAGCTATACAAGAACTTAATTACAATGCTTTCAAGGAAACGGTTCAAATGGAAATAGAATTAGGTTCGAATCTAAAAATAGTAATGCCAGAAGATTTTGTGCAACTAGTAAAAGTTTCTTTTATTGATGAGTTTGGTAGGCTGTATCCAATGACTGAAAACCCACACAATGCTATACCCAAAGCGTTTCTGCAAGATAATAACGCTGATTTTACTTTCGACAGTAATGGTGATTTGCAACAAAGCACAAGTTTATCAGAAACAAGAATGGCAAAAAATCCTACAAAACAAAAAGACATAGACTCTTTGGAGGATGAGCACTCAGGAGGTAGGTATGGCATGGAAACAAGTCTGGCTAATAAGAACGGAAGATATTTAATAGATAAAAAATCAGGATTTATTAAATTTAGTTCTGATTTAAAAGATGGAGACATCATAGTTTTAGAATACATATCAGATGGCTTGTTTGGAGCTACAGACACAACAATAAAAATTAATAAACTTGCAGAAGATTATCTATATGCATATCTTCAGGCGACTATACTAGAAAGTAAGTTTGGTGTTCAAGAGTATATTGTTAGAAGAACACAAAAGGCTGCATCAGCTAAATTAAAAAATGCAAAAATTAGACTGATGAATATTAATATTGACAATCTTGTACAACGCTTAAAGGGCAAGAATAAGTGGATTAAATAATGAAGATAAACAACGTCTTCCTTTCAGGGCGCATGAATAAAGATGCGGATGAGCGCATGTTGGAAAAGCAGGAGTATTCTCATGCAGAAAACATAAATGTAGCAAACGCAATCGATAGCGATACTGGGGTGGCTAAAAACACTACAAGAAACTTTTTGGCATACCCGACAGCACTTACTTTTCATGGAGGCAACCCTAAGACTATCGGATCCGTTGCAGATGATTCATCACATAAGATTTATTGGTATGTTGCGACAGACACTTGCTCTTATATATGTGAATATAGTCGACTGGATGAAACTGCTTCAATTATACTCGAAGACACAAGAGTTGGAAATGAAAGAGTTTTAAGGTTTGACAAATCCAGATACATACATAGTGCTAAAATAATTATTGATACAGAAAATGAAAGAAAGTTTTTGGTCTGGACAGATGGATTGAATCCACCAAGAAAAATAAATATTGAAAGAGCTAAAACTTACGGTCCAAATAATTTTACTGAAGAAGACATTTCAGTTATAAAAGCACCACCAATATATAGCCCAATAGCAAGATTAAGTAATTCTCAAACCCAAAAAGAAAATTATATCAAAGATAAGTTTATTCAGTTTGCTTATAGATATAAATATCTTGATGGAGAATACAGCGCACTTAGCCCCTTTAGTAATTATTCTTTTTTAGCTAAAGAGTTTTTTTATGACTATGAGCAAGCTACTAATGAGTCTATGGAAAACGCATTTAATCAAGTGTTGGTTACTTTTAAAACAGGAGATACGCGTGTTACAGACATAGAGCTTATTTACAGGGAGTCTAAAGCAACAACACTATATGTTGTAGAAAAATTTAACAAGCAACTTTTAGGTTTGGGTAATGATGAGGATTTTACTTTTAAATTTGCTAGCCCAAAAGTAAACACAGTTCTAGCTCCAGATGAAGCTAATAGATTGTATGACAACGTTCCTACAACTGCTGAAACAATGGAAGTTATAGGCAATAGGCTTGTCTATGCAAACTATACAGAAAACTACAAGCTGTGCCATTACGGAAATGAAGAAATAAAATTTGATTTCACTGTAAATAAAATATCTAATCCAATTACAATTGGTGTCGCACAAAGAAGCGTAAAAAGTAATAGAAATTATGAAGTAGGTTTAGTTTATGTAGATGAATATGGCAGAATGTCCACAGTACAAACTTGCGAGGGAAACAATGTCCATGTTCCAGCATCAGACTCATTAAATAAAAACACATTACAGCTTACAATAAATCATGTTGCACCTTATTGGGCAAAATATTATAGAGCTTTTATAAAAGAAACTGAAACTGTATATGATATAATTACACCTGTAATTTTTCATCAAGATGCAGAGTTTGTTTGGGTCAAAATAGAAAAAGCAGATATTGACAAAGTTAAAGAAGGAGATTTTCTAATTGTTAAGTCTGACACCTCAGGAGTGAGAGATAAATTTATTGAAACAAAGGTATTAGAGTTTGCTCAAAAAGAAAGAAATTTTTTAGAGTCAAGTTCTGTCAATTATATCGCTCAAGAAGAAGGAACATACTTAAAGTTAAAACCTACTAAATTTTCCATAAACGATGCTAATTACGCCAAAATGTTTAGCGAAAACTCTGACGACACCAGTGATGACTCTGGGGGTAGCACAGAAAGGATTACAAACGAGGGCACAGTAAATTACTTTGAGGGCCCAAATTTTTATGGCACTTCTGAGACTAGTCAAAACGACCTTATTGTAAGCGGATCGCCATCAGGAGTCACAGAAGATCAAAGATTTGAAGTAGTTGTTCAGTCAGATACAGGAAGTGCAGATACATTTAGATGGAGGGTGCATGATCCTTCAGGCACAACACAGTTTACTGAAAATGTTACTATGACAACAAGTGCACAGGCTTTGAGCGGAGGATTATCAGTTCATTTCAGCGCAACTACAGGTCATACTGTAGGTGATAGCTGGTTTATAAATGGAAGAACAGCATTTAATTATGATGAAGATGTTAGATCACAGGTAATACTTAAAGGGTTTGCAGGTAACGAAGAAGTTGGTCCTGGTTCTGTTTTTAGAATACAGTATTTCGAAAGCAAAGGAAAGTCAACTTTGGGTCATACTGGAAGTTATACTGCATCCAGAGCTTTTCCAAACATAGAAGAATTTTGGCATGAGGTTGTGAAAGATGAAATGACAAAAGATATTCCTGAAGGAAAAATAAAATGGAGAAGAGGAACATCACAAGAGAACCAGGGTGATAGAACAAGAACGCTTGCTATGTCAAACAATGCAAGTGATACTTTGTATATGATAATAGAATCTGTAGAACGCCAAAGAGGGCAAGTTTCTGTACCTTTTTTAGGAATTGATACCCAGCTAGGAAAAAATGTTTTTGCTAATGCGTCTTGGAATTTTGTTGTAAAAGGAGAGGAAGACTCTTTGCTTGTTTTCGAAACTAAACCTGAAGTTAAAAATGACAATATTTATTATGAAATAGGTCAAACATATAACATTGATAAAGAAGGCTATCATGAAGGGGCAGACACTGATCAAACTCAAAATGAAGGACAAGCAGCTTTAGTTACTATAGATTGGTTTAATTGTTTTGCTTGGGGTAATGGAATCGAAAGTTTTAAGCACAAAGATTCATTTTTAGGTAATTCTTTGCTTACAAATACTAGGGCATTATTAAATTATTCTGGATACAGGGAAAATAAAAGAATTGCCTCTTTAACTTATAGTGGAGTTTACAATCAGAGCACAAACTATAATGCTTTGAATGAATTTAATTTGTCTTTAGCAAATTTTAGGGATCTGGATGATCAGTTTGGTAAGATAATGAAAATTGAATCTAGAGACACAGATTTGATTGTATTTCAAGAAAATAAAGTTACTAAGGTTTTATTTGGTAAATCAGTTTTAGCTAATCAAGACGGAACAGAAAACGTAGTTTCATCGCAAGACGTTTTAGGAACGCAGGTTCCTTTTGTTGGTGAATATGGTATATCTACTTCTGCATCTTCTTTAGCTAAATGGTTTAACAACATTTACTTTGCTGATGAGAGAAGGGGTGTTGTTATGAGATTAGGAGGTCAAGGGTTAGAAGAAATATCAGAATATGGTATGAGAGATTGGTTTAGAGAAAATATACGCTCTAGAAACCACAAAAAACTAATAGGCGGATATGATCCACATAACGATAATTATATTTTATCAATAAAAGATCCTGTAATAGAATGGAGAGAAGATGATTATTACTGTGCAAAAGGCACAAAAGAATATAGACCAGATAAGTATTATTGTAAACAAGATTTAGTTCCAATACCTGTGCCTGTTGCTGCACCTACGCCTGTGCCAGTAGCACCTACATATGATTGTACTACTGCTTCATTTAGCGTTTCAAATGGAACAACTGGAGCAACTATAGGTCTTGGATCTGATGCTACTGTATCTGCAGGTGTGTTGAATAGCGTCAGTCCTGCAACATATCAATCTGGTTCTGCTACCTATACTGCAAACATTACTGTGCCAGCAGGTTATACAAATGCTGGAAATGTTATAACTATTTGTACAACAACAGCAACTGGAACGGCAGCGCCTACTCCTCCCACACCAGTTCCTGTAGCACCTACGCCTCCACCACCTACATATGATTGTGGCACTGCTTCTTTCTCAGTAGCGGATGGAACTACAGGATCGCCTGTTAGTGCATCAGTTTCTGCAGGAACTTTAAATAGTGTATCACCAAGCACCTACCAGGCTGGATCTAACACTTATACTGCTAATATTACTGTGACAGGTAACTATTCAAACGCTGGAGATGTAATTACAAATTGTACAGATACTGCTACAGGAACTACAACATTTACATGCTCTAACGCTAATTTAACTATTGCTAATGGAACGGTAGGTCAAGCAGTTTCAGCAACTGTAAGTAACGGTGCAATTTTAGGGGCTATATCTCCTAGCACATATCAGTCAGGAACAACTACTTATACTGCAGCTATAACTGTACCAAATGATGCTCAATATTCAAATGCAGGTCAATCTATTATAGGAGGTTGTTCAGCTTCAGCAACAGGTTCTGCACCACCACCAGTGCCAACGGTTACATGTACAAATTATGAGATTGCTAATTTAGGTGGTTATGGAAATAATACAATAACATATATTCCATGTTATCAATCAGGTGGACAACCTACAGGTCAACAGTCGAATACAATCCCTTATGGAGATAGTATAAACAGATGTATTCACCAAATAGTTAGTCAAGGAAGTAATTTAACTCTTACAAGTCAAGGATCGTGTACATAATAAATATTTAATTTTGCAATATGGCTAATACAGGAGAGGTAGTTGTAACTAAATTAAGATTGTATATTGATGGCAATGCCACAAAAACAGTGAAAAGAAATGCGCCAGGTGATGCTGATTACATTCCTCCGTTTCTAGACACAGACACTTGTATTGTAAATGCTACAGCTGTAACGCCCACTCCAGTTCCTGTGGCCCCTACCCCTCCAACACCTGTGGCCCCACAAACACCTACACCAACAGAATGTTTTTATGCCACCGCTAGTGTTTCAACAACTGCACACCCAGACACAACTGTTGCTTGTGCAGATACTACTTTAACGCAGACAGTAAGACATGACTCTACAACAACTGCATTTCCAAACCTTGGAGCCACAGTTTGGACTGATTGTGGATTTACAACACTTGCTAATGGATATTATAAAGTTAATGGAACAGTCAAAGTATTTAGAGTTGACGCTGGACGTATAGTTTCAGTAAACAGCTGTGTAGCATCTAGTAATATGCCGTGTACAGGGAAAAATGTAGATGTTTTCTTGTCAGATGGTAAAAATGCATTAGGCGATTTTTGTACTGGAACACACTCTGTAAATCAAACACATCTCTTCGGTGGAGCCTCTTTGGCAGATGGTCTAAACCAATTTATATGTCAAAATGGTCAAGCTATGGCTGGCGGAGGTAAATATTATATTGTATCTTTAAGCCCATATGTGGCTAATCCTTCATCAAATTCTTTTACATGGTGGCTGATATCTGGCACTGGTAGAGTTGTTGAGTATGGAACTTACGACTGTGCTAGTGGAACAGGTTCTAGCGGAGGTCAAGCTGTATAAATTAAATTTAATAAAATAAAATGTTACAAATAATCGACTCTTTTTTAAGTGACGAACAATGTGATGGTCTAATAAAAATGATAGACAAATTCAATGTTCCGTCAAGCGTTTCAGGAATAGGTAGCGAAAGATCTGTTACTAACGATGAATTTAGAACTTCAAGCACTTGCAATCTTATAAAGGATGATCCTTTGGTTTTTGCAGTAAAACAAAAAATATCTGAAGTGATAGGGTATAACATAGATATGGGAGAGGATTTGCAGGGGCAAAAATATGAGCCAAAGCAATTTTTCAAACCACACTATGATTTTTTCGAGGCAGATTCTTATATAAATCACTGTTTGGCCTCTGGAAACAGAACAAAGACAGTTATGATTTATTTAAATGATGATTTCGAAGGGGGCGGAACAAACTTTCCAGACCTGGATAAACATATTAAACCCAAAAAAGGATCAGCTGTCATATGGGAAAATATGAAAAATGGTGAACTCCAAAAAGACATGATGCATGAAGGTGTTGCAGTTGAAAAAGGTAATAAATATATAGTTACATCTTGGTGGAGGGAAAACATTTGGGATCCTTTCTTAGATGACAAACTATCAAAAGAACACCATAAAACTCAAATAACCAAAGTTAGATCTATAAATTCTAAAACTTATTCTACTTACAAGGAATTGCCAAGATTTTCTGAAAAGGGATATGAAGTGATAAAGCTTCAAGACAGTTTATGGCAAAAAATTTTAGAGATGTATGAAGAAGTAAAACCGCATGAAACAGAGGAGCATTTTGTAGGTAAAAAAGGTATTATACCTTCAGTTAATGAAGTATCTAGCACTTTGATGGATCTAGGTTTGGTACAGCAGAAAAGAGATAATTTACATCAACTATTGAGACCAGTACACGAACAATTTTGTGGTGTTAATTTAGAGCCGACATTTATATATGGTATTCGTTCCTACTTAAGGGGATCAGGATTAGTAAAACACAGGGATAGGGTTGAAACACATCACATATCTGGAATTATTATGGTAGATAAAGATTTAAAATGTGGTTGTGCAGATAAAAAATTCGCTGATGATTGGCCTTTAGACTTGCAAGATCACAATGGTCAATGGCAAAAAATATTATTAAAACCAGGAGAAATGCTTCTATATGAATCTGCCACTTGCGAACATGGAAGAGAGGAGCTGTTTACTGGTACATACTACAGAAACTTTTATGTTCACTATAAGTTAAAGGACTGGGTTTATGAGCCAGCCGTGTAAGTATGTTTCTTTTTCTCCTTGGTGGGGTGGTTGGAACAACCAAAGAATGTCATATGAAACAGCTGCAGCAATCTCAATCATAACAGGAAGAAAATTAATTTTACCCTACAAAGAATATTGTCTTTTTTTTAGTCAACATGAGTTTAAATCTACATTTTTAAATGCATGGAATATTTTAGATAAAAATGCATTCACTAAAGAGTTTGACTGTGTAGATTTTTTCGATGTACCTGAATATAAAAATTTAGGTAATAACACTCATTATTTTTATGGCATACAAAAAATAGCAAAATGTTATACTTTCCAGGATTATCCATATCAAGAATGGGGTCACAATCGAGATCCATCATGGAATGAAGTTTTAGTTTATAACATTGAAGATCAAAAGGATTTTGATAATTTTTGTGGCAAAAGGCGTGTTTATAATTTAGATGTTGAAGATAAATTTATTCATTTTCCAAGAAACTTATTTTCACATTTTTATTACCATGTTTATGGTCCTAATAAAAAAATTAGAAACCTTATCAAGGAGAAGATTGGTAGAGGAGTCGTTTTTAGAAAAGAATATTTTGGTCTTGCAAAGAAAGCTTTAGATGGCCTTGGATCTTTTAATGCAATACATTTTAGATCTGGTGATTTCAATAGAACACACGCAGATGACACAAAAAATACTATTATAAGATTAAGAGAAATGTTAGATGGCAGATTGCCAAAAAAATCAAATTTATATATAGCAACAGATGAAAGAGATAGGATGATATTTGAACCACTAAAAGAAGATTATAAAATTTATTTTAGAGATAGTTTTTATAATTTTTTAGACGAGTATGAAGCTTTAGCTTTGGATCATATAATCCCATCAAAAGCAGATATATTCTTAGGTACTAAATGGAGTACATTTTCTGATGGAATTCACGCTATGAGAGGGTTTGCAGGAAAAAAAGATTTTAGTAGAGAGGGTATTAATTTTAAATTTCCTAAATTAGATAAAGATATATTGCCTTGGAACCAAGAGCAATATGAGTGGTATAGGTTATACAACACACATTGGACTTCTGAATATGATTAAAAAAATAAAATTAAATTATGATTGGAGTGAATTTTTGCCACCAAAGCAAGACTACTCTGTGCATAAAGGAAGTTGCTTGACGCACCAAACTAAAGAATTAACAGACATTCATCAAGAGTATGGATTAGGAGAAACATATACGACAGAAAATACTGTGATTCAACAGTTATGGTATACTGACAAACAAGTGGATTTCGAAGAGCTTGGAAAGCAGACAGGTATGGAAGTAATTACTGTATCAAGTATCTTGCAGCCACCAGGAAACGTTATAGCTCTACATAGAGACACTTTTTATCAAATCAAAAAAAAGTTCCCAAATGATAAAAGATTAAAGGTTCGTGCAAACATTTACTTGGAAGATTGGGTGGTAGGACATATGCTACAATATAAATCAGAAGAAGATGGTGTGTGGAAAACTTCAGATAATTGGAAAGCTGGTGACGGTTTTGTTTGGGACTCAAAACCTTTACACCTCTCTGCGAATGCTGGTATGAAAGATAAATATACTTTACAAATATCAGGATTTCTTGTTTAAATAAGCCTAGTCATTAATTTATTATCTTTGTAAAAAAGTATGCAATGTCATTAAGGACAGGACAAAAAGTAGTCACAAAGCTCAGAAAATATATTAACGGGTATGCCACAACAGAAGTAAAAAACAATACTTCAGGCGACCCTGATTATATAGCGCCTTTTACTGATGAGGAGTCATGTCCAAAATACCAAATTGAAACAATTGTAACACCATCACCATCGCCTGTAGGCTTTGATATAGTTCCTGCTCCAATAGGGGTTTCTGAGGATCCACCACCAGATCAAAGCACAGTTTGCGCTCCTTGTTTTACAAGAGATTTACCAGAAAACCAGTGTAAAACATATGAGATTAGACATTCATATCAATTTAATCAACCAGGAGTTGATCCAGGATTTATGGATGCAAGTTATTCTTACACAAATTGCGAAAACAATGAAGTAATAGAAGGTGAATTAAGTCCAGGGGGTGTAGTAAATATAAATAGCTTAAGAAGGCCTGATATAGTTTATGGTCCAGGTTTAGTTATCACAGAAGGTCAAGTCGTTGCTGGGTTTTCTAATATTGACATAAATCAATATCACTACTTAGCTTCAGGGTGTTATGATTCAGATGATAGATTTTTAAGATCTACAACACAATTTAACGTAGGAGACATTGTAAAAACAGCTAATAGCACATGTTGTTGGGAAATAATTCAGCTTGTTAGTCCAAGACCAGCATACAATATTATATTTAATTCCAGCAGTGATGTGTTTTCAAGCTGCGCTACTTGTTGTGATTTAGCGTCTCCATCTAGCACATATGGACAAGAGCCAACTGATGCAGCTGTAATAACTGGAGGAAACGTTAGCCTTACACACACTTATGGTTTTGGAATCCCAATCACAAAGGTGTTTCAAGTAACTGGTGGAGGTTTGGTAGAAATTAAATTAACTGTACAGCGTACTTCAGGAAACTATGTAAATGCTGCTGCTAGAGTAAAACAGAGTGATGGCTTAACAAAGAATGCTATTGCTGAGTTTCCGTTACATAGAAGTTCAAAAGTTTTAAACTACGTTGAGAATAAAGATCCTAGATATGGTGGAACAGGCAATGATGTAGTTGAGTCAAAAGTAGTAAATTTAGAAGCAGGTGTATATAGAGCAGAAATTGATGCATTAGTAGCAAGTAGTAATGCTGTAGGATCAGCAACATTAACAATAAATGTAAAATAATGGCAGAACATACAATATCATACAGCCACGGAGCAAAAGGATTTCCAACTTTTCATAGTTTTATCCCAGATTGGATAGAAAACTTAAACGATTCGTTTTTTACTTTTAAGGATGGACAACTATACATTCATCATATTGTAGAAAGTGAAAGAAATACGTATTATGGAGTAGCCTATAATAGTGTTCTTGAGTTTTCTGCAAATGAAGGGCCATCAGATATAAAAATGTTTCGTGCAATAAAAACTGAAGGAAACAGCGGTAATTGGGACGTAACCGTAGAAACAGAAAATGAAAAAGGATTTGTAAACAAAGACATGTTTCAGAAAAAAGAAGGCTTTTACTATGGATATGTTAGAAACGACAACACTAATGTCGATTATAAAAAACTAAGCGTGCAAGGACTAGGGACATGCGCCTCTTCAACTTCTAATACTGTTACAATAACTGGTCTTAAAAGTGGCATAGTTTCCATTGGAGATAATATATATCAAGCTACTGTATCAGGAGAAACTTTAGGTACGCCTTCTTTACTAGGTTCAATAACGTCTATTTCGGGAGATGTAATCACGCATGGTGGATCAACTGCAGCAACTGCAAGTAATTTCATTTTGTTTGCTAAAAATCAAACAGCAGAGTCTGAAGGAGTCAGAGGTTATCATGCAAAAATAAAACTTACTAACAGCAGCACAACTCCAGTAGAGCTATATAAGGTGGACTCTGAAGTAACAAAGAGTAACTTGTAAAATTCGTATATTTGTATAAAATTATGTATTATGGCGATTGATCCGTTCACAGCAATATCATTAGGGATTAGCGCAGTAGGAGGTGCTGCTAAAGTAGTAGATGGTATTATAAATGCAAGAGCTGCTAGAAAAAAACTTCAAGAGTTAGAAAACGCTCCATTGCCTCTCAACGCATTTGAGGGCTTACAAGTAAATACTGAGCAACAGGATATAGTCAGAGAAGAACTTCAGAGGATGGCTCAAGGTCAATCTCAAATGTTACAGCAGGCTGGGACAAGGGCTATAATAGGAGGTTCTGGAAACCTTGCCGAGCAGTTAAGAGAGGGATACAGACAACTTGCTGCAGATGTAGGTAATAAAGTAGATGAAAGAAACTTATTGATAGCCGAAGAAGCAGCCAATATAGAAAGGGTTCGAGAAGGTAGGCTCATGGGTCAAATTCAAAGACAGGCATCACAGTTTGCTGGATCAAAACAACAAGCCTACAGCGGACTTGGTGATCTTGGGGTAACAGCTGCTGGTATAGGTGGAGCATTAGGTGAAACATACGCGTTTAATGTTGGAGAACTTTTAAGTGGTCGAAATAAAACTACAACTCGAAATCAAAACGAAAAAAGAGATGAAAATCCATATCAAGGGATGATGGGTTTTATATAAAAAAATTAAATTATGAGTAACGGAAGAAGAAGAGCTCCAAGAAGTGCTTTTGACAGAATGGCGAGAGTCAGGAGGTTTTCTGGTGTTGGAACTTATGATTATGGACCTGCAGCAGTTATTACTGAAGATTTTGGAAGAATAGGGCAGTTTGTTTTAGAAAGCACAAAATCACAAATAGAAACAGCAAGGAAAGCTCGAGAAAGATTAGCAGCAGCACAGAAAGAGGCTCAGGATGCACAAGATTATCCATTGACAGGTATTGCTGATGTTGATAAAGCAACCATGACAATCGCCTCTCAGTATAGAAATGCCTTAAGAAATAACAGAGATAAAATAGGTAAAAGATATGATGATGAAGGAAAAGAAACAGAGGATAGAAAAGGTAGACTGTATACTATCAGTGATTTTGTTGCTTACAAAAACAATGTTATAAATAATTCAAAAATATGGAAAGGTCATCCCGAACTGATTGAAAAAACGTTAAAACGGTATCAAGATGATAAAACCATAGATCCTATTACTCCAGAAGCATACGCCCAGACAGTTGGCCTTGTTACAAATCCTGGAGGGAAGTATGAAATATATGTATCTGACCAACCTGGAAGAGAGGGTGATATTATAATAGGAGGTGAAAATCCAGATGGTACAATTGTTGAATATGATCTAAAAACTCTTGCTGTAAACAGTGTAGAAGAAATACAAGTATTCAACCCAAATAATGCCATAAAAGAGCTTCAAACAATTTATGCTGGTAAAGTAAAAGAATTCGAAATCAACGGACAGCGATATACTACATCAGAAGTTTTAGGCAACCCGCTTTTACTTACTCAAAGCGTAAAACGACAAACAGACCAATTTGAACAAGCTAAAAAAGATTATCTTAATGAATTTGCAGAGGACAAGCAGAAAGTAATTTCTTACTTACGACAGCTAGGGACAGATGTTGAATACGATCACATGGCTTATAGTGACTTGTCAGATCAAGAAAAGAAAGATTTTGATAAAATATATCTTAATGAAAAAGGTCGTTTTGTTGTAAGTGACGCTTTAAAAGAGAAAGCAAAAGATAAATTTGGAAGCAGAATAGACGCTGGTTTTGGAATAGAAAAAACACAAGGTGTAACTAGATTACAAAAACCAGATACAGGAGGCAGTACAGTTAAACCTGGAGAAAATGTTACTGTGTCTCCTTTAGAAAGCACAGATACTGATAGACCAGGAGCAAATTACGATGGTTATGATATTTATAAAGCTATGGTATTTGCTACAAACCCCACTAAGGGAATAGATGAACAGGCTTTCAAACCTATGAAAAGAAGCGATTTTAGAATTGGCCAGCCATTTATAAAGATAGATGCTGCTGCTGTAGGTGAAGACATGAGAAAAAGAAATCCTGACATATTTACTAAAACTGGATCCAAGACTTACGGTTATGGAGAGATGGAAAATGGTATTTTAAAGTTAGAGACAGACACACTTGATAAGCAAGTGGCTCAAGGAAATATTGATTTAGAAGGATATGGAATAGGTGTAAATTTAACATCAAATGAAATTAGTGCTTTAGGTATTACATCTATAAGTGGAGGTAAGGATGGTAACCTCGCTCCACAATTTACTAGTATATCAGGGCTCACTTTCACTTACGATAGAGTTGATGCAGATAAAGCCACTATTGACGGAGTGTCTGGAAGAGATGTAGATCTTGAAAGAGATTACCCAAAAAGAATTTTAGGAGT